CTACTTTTTTCGATTTTTTTTCAAAGCCGTGCAAGTTTTCTTTCCTGCATATGTTCCAGACGTGTTCCATCCTAACTGTTTCCAGTATTTCTTCAAAGCCTGCGTTGTCTTTGCTCCCCAGATTCCATCAATAGCTAATGGATGTTCGTTTGCGTATGTACAATTTGCGTTCAGTTTTTTCTGTAACCACTTGATCGCATTCTTGGAAGAGTTCTTTTTTACAATGCTGTATGATACTTTTACGTTATCATATTTAGGTCGTCCATATCCTGCGATACGACTATTGCCTAAAGCATAAGACTTCTTGCATACAGCACCACCGTTTGGTACAACGGCTGTTCCATTAGAGGTGTTGCCCTCGATTGTGAACACCATCTCATCAGTTACTGCATACACAATCCCAGTGTGGCAGATTCTTTGAGAGTTCTTAAAGAAAATCTGGTCTCCAATCCGTGGTGTTTTATGCCACTGGTCACTGTCTTTGAATTTTTGTGCTGATGTTGGAGTGTATGCACTAAATCCATGTAAGAGATTTTTTGCTACATCCCTGCCGTATGCCTGCACCATACACCAATCCACGAACATGTCACACCAGTAAGCATCTGGTCCGTTAATACCAAAGTATGCTCCGTACTTAGTGTAGTTGTTGCTACCTGCATTTTTTGTTTTATCGTTAAGATACTTATTACTTTTCTTTTCTAAGTAACCAACTTCTCCTTTAGCTACATTAAGAACCTTATTGACTGTGTTCGCCATTGTTAGTCCTCCTTTTTGTATTCAATCACTTCTGCAATATCATTTTTACTTTTTGCAAGTTCACTATCTCCTACTCCCGGTGTTGTTGGGTCAACTAAGATACCCATAACTCCTAATAAGTTAATAAGGATACCCAACACCTGCACTACGTCATTCTGGGAGATTGGAACAACGACATTTAAGATACCTAAAACCTGATAGATAAATGCCACTGCTGCCATAATCAGTGATGTTAATGTTGCCTTATTTTTTAATCTTAATTTGAGATTCATAGTTTCTCCTTTCATTTATTAAGTGTTTGTGTTAATATGTGAATGGAGATTTTCTTCTTTCTTAATCTCCATTTGTAATTTATTTACTCCTTGCTTCATGCAGGGTGTTTTTTTATTTATACGTTAAATAGTGATTTTTCAAGTTTACAGTATAAAACCTATGGCATTGATGGATTTGCTATTAAAAAAAATAGTCAGTTAGCAATGATTTATATATGGTATGGCAAAAGTTTGACAGGCGGTAATACAAATCAAACTTTATTAACATTGCCCAACGGTATTACATTTAACAATGAAGTTTTCACTCCTTGTGAAATCATTGACGGAAGTTGGACTCCACGTGGAAATACTGGGTACATAACTATACATAACAATACAGTGGACATAAGATGCAAAGATACAACATCTTACGGTGTCGTAATAGCAAATGTGATTGTTCCTGCATCATACATTAATATTCCATAGTTCTATTAACTAAATAGTGATTTTTCTTTCGATTTTACATTAGTTCCAAACGGCAACTTAAAAACCTATTTGAATGTATTCAAAGTTAAAAATGAGCTTATTATAATTGGTGGAGTTGACGTTCCATTTAAATAGAAAAAACATATTCTTTCTTGATAATAAACGGATTGACTGCCGTTCAAAAAATGCAACAAGTCCGCAATTCACGTTCATGTTTCCAAATTTAACAGAAACAAATCGTATATCTGATGGTTACTGGTATGACAACACTTATCACGCAAGTTTTATGGCATGCAAAGATGAAAATGTTGTTTATTTTTCTTCAAGTTGGCAAGTAGTATCTCCAACAGGAACAGTTACTTACGATGTCTATGCAAGGTAAGACTAATTATCAAATACAATTCCACCTTGGTCTATATACACGTTTGGTGGTGCTATAACCGTATAAAATCCCCATTGTGGAAGACCGTTTATAGTAATTACATTTTTGCTTGCAGAACATGATATATTTTCAGATACAACATTGGTAGTTGCATCAATGATAATATCTTCGCCACTTATATTTATTGAGATTATGGCACAGCGTGATAAACCGTTTCCGTTTCCAAACAAAAATAGTGCGATTTTGTCACTTTTTGACTTTAAATTATCGTAATTTGATATGGTTACAGATATGCTCGTACCACTTCCACTTGTTTTAATTACTATATTGCGTAATTTATTGGTTAAATCACTATTTAACGTAGAAATATCTGACTGTATTTTACTTATACTATCTTCTATATTTCCAATCCCTAATTTAGTTTTTATCAGAGACACGATCGTTGACCACTTAACCTTACTGGCGGTACTCCCACCAGTAAGCATGTAATCATCATCTGATATTGTCTTTTTCTCTGTTAAATCCGATATATGTACTAAAGGTATATTGATTGCCATAACATCACTCCTTAATTCAACTTGTTTTCTCTGACGTAGCTTCTGATAGCATCAATGTGCTTTTTAAGTTCTTTATCTACTACCCAGAAATTTTCTTTTTTATTCTGTGACAATGGTTCTCCTGTGTTATCGTCAATCTCATTGTATGTGTATGATACCCTGTCTCCACCGTCAATATTTAATACCATAAAGCTACTCAACTGTTTCATTTAACATTTCCTCCTGTTCTTTAATCAAATCGTTGATTTCTTCCATATATTCTTTCTCGTAGTCAATCACTTCTTCTTTTTCTGAGTTATCGAATTTTTCAAGTCGTTCAAATTCGTAATCTCTCTGAATTGCTTTGATTTCCCACGAAAATTTAAGGTTTTCAGTGCCTCGAACGACAAAGTAACTATCGGTCTTTTCTTCTACCCATAAATCGCCTTGCCCCTCTTTCTGCAAGAATACTTGGTACTCAACACCTGTGTTTACTGTCTCTGAAAATATATCGTCAATGTCGATGTAACACTTTCCTTTATCATCAGTTTGTGCCGTTCCAATGTCTCCAAAATATGGGGTTGCTGTTTCATAACAATACTGCTTTCTTGTATCATAATTTTCTGTATCTATTATTCTGTTTTTTTCTCCGGTAACAGACAAACTTCCGCCAATAGTAACTGGCTGATAAAAACTTGATCTTTCTTTTCCAAAATGAAATTTATATTCACTTATCGACCCAAGATAAAGTGATTCATCCGTCATATGCATTGTTATGTCTGTTTGTACTGTAAGTGGTCCACTGCTGTTATTTTTTAATATAATCTCATCTGGGGACAAAATCGCACATGCACCAGTTCCATCCTTGTTTTCAGATATATATATACCACCGAACACGTCTGGTGTTATACACACATATGATATTGGCTTTTCATCAGCCGAAATTCCAAGTGAATAATTCAGTACTATAATCCCTTTATTGTCTATCGTCACAACTTCTTTGTCGAAATAATTATAAACGTGTAATTCCCCGTCTCCATATGTATCAGCTTTTCCACCAAGATTTAATGTTCCACCTCTTCCATAAGTAAAATTTATATACAGCTTTCCATCAGACCCACGATAAATACCTTGCCACGCTCCATTATTCGTCAACAGATTAAATATATCTTCGTGTGTCAGTGCATCAACGTCTATTGCAACTGGGATTGTCTCAATGTCAAGAATCTGTGTGAATCCACCTGCTGCATACATCGTACATCTAAGTGCTGTAAGATTTCGTGAAATTGCGATTCCGTTAGTTTCATCAGCACTAATTCCATTTGAGCCTGTTGCTAATGCAGAGTACAATGCATGAGTAATATCAGTTTCATCTTCTGTCGATGTGTATACAGTGTTGTACGTCTCATTGTCTGCTGTCTCTTCAATCTTAAATCGGCACTTATAAGCTGTACGTGCTGTTTCTGTTCCGTCACGATAATAACCAGACAATGTAATGAAGTTTGGAACTATTGTACTGTCCGCTGACATTTTTACAATACTAGATGATGTTTCCATAAAGTATGTACGACCTGCTTTTCCCTCGATTTTCGCCCAAGTATACGCATTAACATCGAGGGGTGCTTCTACGTTGCTATCTACGCAAGTTCCTATCCATGAGCCTACTGTTGCATCCGTAAACGTCTTACCACCATCGTTGCTATACTTAATGTGTAGGTAAGTACCGTCTCCTTGTGCACCTGGTGCACCACTTTTAACCTTTGCAACATCAAAACGCTTTGTAACTGTATATGTATCAAGGTAATTTGCTGTAATATCAATCCACCCTGTATCTGCAATCAATGCTGTTACAGTGTAAGTATGAGTTGTATTATCCCAAGAGCCTACAATTCCACTAGATTTCTGAATACTATAACTGCAATCGTTAGATATATCTGTATGCCCCCACAACACTTGTGCTGTCGTGTGACATTCTGGAAACGCTGTGTATTCTCCTTTGTAATCTGTTGTGATTGCTTGATAGTCCTTGTCAAGATTTATAATCATAGCACGAGACTTTTTCGCTTCATTGATTGCGTCATTAATCGCTTCTGTTGCAGTCTTTCCACCTATTGTGACGTTATCTCCAGAAATCCTTACAGTACCAGTTTTTATGTCTGCAAAAAAGATAATATTTCCAGATTTATCCTTGACTGTCAATGCACCAGTATTAATATAATCTGCATTGATTCCCTCTACATAAAGCAATCTTGTTATCATTTCGCCTGTGATTGTAAAACCATATGGATAATTTTTACCGCCATCCGTGGAAAAACCAATTGCTTCGGCTGTTAGTTTGATAACATTCTGTGATTCTGCGATTGTTGGTTTATCGTGCAAATAGTAAATAGTAGAGCCGTCTGGTTGTTTTTCTGCCGTAGAATACATGCCAGAGCTGTTTTTTAATGTATCATTTAACTTTTTAACTGCAATTTCACGATTTGTCTTTTCACGTTCAACTAATTCTTTCCCTTGAATCAGTGCTTTTTGTTCACTTGACGTGTAATTGCTTTGATTTCTCATTGGAGATTCTGCACTATTTTTAAGTGTTGTATATCCAAAGAATACAAAGTTTACATCTGTTAATACAGAATAGAAGCTTTTACCTCGCCAGTCTGTAATCTTTATCTTGTCTCCAAACTCTGCAATTGGATAAGAAATATAATCCATCGTAAATCCACGAAACGTTACATCCTTGAATCTTTCATAAATCCAAGAAACTAATGTCTCTTCATGACCTGCAACTAACGGATTCTCTATTTCTAAAACGTAGCCATCTGAACCGTATTTGACTAATTCTTCCACATCTTCTTCATTTTCGTTACCATCTTCATCGGTTGTTGTCTTAGTGACAGTCTTTGTCATTTGCACGCCTGTTACCTGCACATCGTTTGTATCGTTCGTCAGAGTGTTGTAATCGGTCAAATCATGGACATTACCGCTGTCATAGTTAAAGTCATAGGTCATTATCTGTAAATGCCCTGTACGGTCGATTCTTGCGTTTCCGCAGGCAATCATAGCGATAAAACCTATAATCTGTCGGTGTGTATACTCACTTGATGGCATGGATGGTATTTGGAAATCGTTATGCAAAAAGTTACTGTCTCCAATCAATATACCGCAGGTATCACAACTATCAATTAACACGCTCTTTGCTGTCGCAGGGAACGTCAATGTTGTGCTGTATGCCTTATCAGCTTTGTACATATCATCGTATCCGACAATAGTTACAACGTTTCCGTAGCCCTCTGGCTGTGTAACTGTAAATGTACCGTATTCAATTTTTTCTGTTGTCTCTGATAATTCAAATGTTATATACAGTCTTATTTTTGCTCCAAAGAAGTCATAATTGGATAAGTGATCATCGTCATTCATGATTTCTAACTGGACATTACGGCTGAGTGCAACACCTAAAGGAATGGTGTTAGCACCTGCCGCATCGACCAGACTATTGTTATCTATTGAAAAATCATCTTCTCCTAATGGCAGTACAGTTCCATTCGCAAGCGTTACTTCTGCATTGCATTTAAAATCTTGTCGTTCTGTCATTAGCTGTTTAAATTCATCACTTACATTTATCATATCGGGTTAACCCCCTGCATATTGAAAGATATACTTGATACTTTTTCATGGTTATTTTTAAGTGTTTTTATCTTAATGTCCGATACCTGTCCGACATAAAACTTTGCTGTTCTCCACTCTCCGTAAAATACAGAAAAATAATGTAAATCAAAAGATTTACCACGTGCCACCATTTCTAATATTTCCGTAACCTTAGACATTGGCACATCCGATGCACTGTATGTAAATCGCTCTACTGTGAACATCGGGGTAAACTTTCCTTTACCAGACTGTGCCCTTGTGCTACCTTGCGTATAGGTAGTTTCAAATGCTACAGCTGTGTCTGAATCTGGTTGCCAGACTTTTTTATTATTGATTTTTATATAATCCTGTGCCATTTTTTACTCCTTTCTACGCAAGGCTGAATGGATTTCTACCATTACTCATTTGTCTTAGTTTTGCTTCTTCGATAAATTCATCAAACAACGTCCTGCGGTTAATCTGTGCTGTGAAGTGATAATCTCCACCGTTGTTACCGCTGTTGTCTGATTCTAAGGACTTCATAACAGATAATAGCTGTTCTAGTAGATTAAGTACGTCATTGTTGTTGCTATCTGTACTGTGTTGCTTTTGTGCGATCACTGCGGATGCTTTCGCAGGTATTATCTTACCTGTAGCAATCTCTGGTGTTCTGAACGGTACATTTGCCAACTGTTCAGACTGATTCATAAGGGTTTTGAGTGTATATGGAAAAGCTTTTTCCAAACCTACTGTAATACCGGCAGGAATCATCTTACCTACCGTATCTCTCATAAGTCTTGATGGAGAATGGATTCCAAAGAAATCTTTCACACCCTCCCACGCCTTTTGTGCAAGACCTGTCATTTTATCAACCAAAATCCATGCAAAATCTCCAACACCTTTTGCAATACCTTTTACTACATTCATTCCAACACTGCCCCAATCGACATTTTTAAATGTAGTTTTCATATCTCTTATCGCAGATGTAGCTTTTTTTGATAATTCTTTAGGAAGATTTTTAACCGCTTCTATGATATTGGTCAATATTTTCCCTGCCGTTGTTTTTAATCCGGATAATTTTCCAGTAATTCCGTTCCCCATCTCCTTAAGTCCATTCTCTCCAAGTCCTTTAAGTTTAGATGGTAAATTCTTTATCGCATTAAGCAACCCATTATATGTATTTGTCATAGCTTCAACTGCTGTACTTTTTGCAGCTACAATACCGTTTTTAATACCTGTAATTAAACTTTTACCAAGTGATAACCAGTTATACGCTGTAAATACATTAACCATAGCTACTATAATTTGTGGAATACTCGCAATAAGAGTAGGGATTGCTTGAATCAATCCTTTAATCAATATCCCAATAAGTTGTATGCCTGCCATCAATATTTTAGGTGCATTGTCATTGATTGTATTTGCAATATTGCTAACAATCTGTGGAACATTTTTGATTATGTCTGGAAGCGAATTAGCAATACCTTTTGCAAGATTCAACATAAGATTTAGACCAGAATCTACTAATTTTCCTGCATTGCTTCTTAAGTTTGCAGTAAAACTCGTCAATGCTGATAATCCCTTACTAATAAACTGCTGTGTCCCATTTGTAATACCTTTTGCCAAGTTATCCATAAAAGACACACCAAGCTGTGTTAATGCCGTGATTGCTTTTCCTGCAACAGATATTGCACTAACAAATATTCCAACCCAATCAATAGATGTTAATAATGTTGCTAATTTTGTGCCAAGCTGTGACCAGTTTGTTGTAGTAAGTGCATTATCTAATGTTGTAAGGATTCCTAATGCTAAACCAGACAAACTTGTACCAATCGAATTAACATCTAACTGTGCTATCGCACCGTTTAATCCCTGCCCAATAGATTTACCAATTGTATCCCATTTAAGGGTATTTACTACACCTGCGAGCATCTGAAACGGAATATTGATACGGTTAGCAAACAACCGTCCTACATTAGACCAGTCAACCTCATTGAACATACCATTGATTCCAACACCAATTTTTGCCCCTAAGTTCTTCCAGTCAATTCCCTCAATCAGAAGATTAAGAGTGTTAACAATTGTATTAATACCTGCACCTACAGTACGTCCCATCAAATCCCAATCTATGTGATCTACAAGACTATTGAATGTCCGTGTAAATGCGTTCACAAAATATGTAATCTTCGGACCTACATTATTCCAGTTGATCGCATCATAAATCTTTTGTAGACCTTTGTTGATACCGCTAGCAATATAAGCTCCAAGTCCCTCCCAATCCTCTTTCTTTATGAGGTTCTTAATCTTCTTAGCAATGTCTGCAATGGAAGATTCAATAGGAACTTTCTCAAACATATCTCCAATGGATGGACCAGTGTAACCACCGCCACCACCTCCACCGCCTGCGGATGGTGTAGAAGAACTAGGGGTATCGTTATCTTTTTCTTTTTGATACTGTCGGATTTCATCCAGTCCAGAAAGATATGTCTGTATCTCTTTATTTGCCTTTTTCGTAGCATTTGCGTTATTCTTTGTGGCTTTTGCCGCCTTATTAGCACCACTGGATGTTTTATTCAATGATGCCGCATAATCTTCTTGTACGGCTTTCGCTCTTGTAAAAGATTTCTGTCCTGTCAGTGCCGCTATAAACATTCCTATATACGTGATCGCTTTCGATAACATATTCATGAATGCCGTTAATATAGGTGCAACTACGGACAAAATCGGTGCAAATGCTGTTGCCAAACTGTTTTGTAACTGAGTTAATGCTGACATCATGGAAGATATCGAAGCATTAGTAGCTGACGAATACTGTGCAAGGTTGTTGATACCTGTCATGATTCCACTGTTAACTTTAGAAATCATTCCAAAAACGGTAGAATATAATATACTCATACCGACCATTCGACCAATAGAAAATCTTGCATTATTAGCACTGTTTGTTGTGCTTGTGAAGTTCTGTGCCAGTCCACTAAGACGTTTTCCAAGTCCAGATACAACTCCACCCATCCTACTAAAGACAGATGAAATACCGCCTGTCTTTGTCTTAGCACTGTCCACAGACTGACTTACATTCTTAAATGATGAACCAAGCCTACTATTTGTGTTAACAAGTCCTTTTTCTTTTGCATCTGTCTGCGTTATTTCTTTGTTTAAGGCATCCAAAGCTTTTTGACTTGCACTAGATGCCGTGGCAGAATATGCACCAGTCATAGGGGCTGTCTTGATCGCAGGTGTTTGTACTGTTCCACCACCGCTTTCTAACTGACGTTTCTTAGCGATCAGTGAATCATACTGCCTGCCCAACTTCTCTGCCGCACTCTCTAATGCCATGAAAGCAGGAGAGCTTGTAACACTCTGGTTTCTTGCAAACAATTCTTGCTGTGTCTGTGCAACTTGATTGAACTGTGCTTCTACCTGCTGTAGTGTCTGTTCAAGAATCTGATAAGCTGTAGTGTTGATAGGGCTGTCACTTATCTTTTGTTGTGCCTGTACTGTCTGCTCCAAGCTGTTATTTAACAGTTCTACCTTTGTTTCTGTGCCTGTGATCTCTGCATTAAGTTTAGCTAATGCGTTAGCACTTTCCTTACTTGCCAGACCTGTTCCACCTGTCAGCTTTCCAGTCTTAGGCAGTCCAGTGTTTCCTGTTGTAGATGTTTCCAACTGCTTCTTTTTTGCAATCAACTGTTCATATTGCTGATCTAATTTAGAAGCGGCACTCTCCATTGCTTGAAACGCAGGAGAAGCTGTAGCACTTTGATTTCTGTTAAATACATCCATCTGTGCTTTTTCTAGCTCTGCAAGCTTTTGTCCTGTGCTTTCTATTGCTTTATCTAACGTATCTAGTGCATTAGACTTAATATCTATGCTTTCTAGCTTCTTTTCTGCCTGTGCGGTCTTTTCGATCTGATCTGCCACAGACTTTGCTTTCTCTTCTACGGTATCTAATCCCTTTGTATCTGGGGTTTTGATACCGCCTTTCATTGCATCCTTAATGGATTTTCCGATGCTGTCAACCTGTCGGGACAGACGTTTTAAAAGGGATGTGATCTCTTTTACGCTTGCTTTAGCATCCGTTGTGTCAATCTCTGTTTTGATATATATACTTCCGTCTGCTTTTTGTGTAGCCATTTAATCACACCCCTTTCTGTCCATTAAGAAGTGCATTAAGTCTGTCTCTTTCTGATTGTTCTTCTTCGGTGTATTTAACGTCTAAATCAATAAGATTCTTATTCTCTTTGTAGAAATCACGTTCCCAGTCATCAAGTTTCTTTCCTTTCGCTTTCTTTATGCGAACATTAAGAATCTGTGAAAACAAGGATTCTCCGATTTCCATATAAGCTCCCAAAAAAGTCCACCAATGAAGATATTGCATGGCTCTGATTTCTCTTCCTAAGACCCTATTAACCGATGGAATAATAACCGCACCGTCCTGTTCCCAGTCCATTGTGTGCGGTTTTTTCTTCCCATCGTCTTTTATACCCATGTCAATAAATTCGATGGCTTTTTCTCTTGCTTCTTCATAGTCATGCGGTGGCATTTCGTCAAAATCAATGTATAAAATGGTAAGAGCAACAATCCACTTTTCATCGTTCTCAAACTCTGGATCATTAAAAGTCTTTAATATATCCAAAATTGCTCGAAAATCTGTACGAATATCGTACTTAATGCCACCAACTACTATGGATGTTGGAAGTTCCCAGACTTCCATTTATTTGTGATATTTAGAAGTTGCTCTTTTGATCTTCGCCTGTTTCTTCTTAATTCGCTGATCTGTTACCTGCTCAATAACGTCCGCAATCTCAACGATGATATTCTCAATAAAGAAATCTCCACTTTCTGTTAATGTCAGTGGATTGCAGATAGCAAAAACAGATTTAGAAGCTTTAGAGTTGAGTAAGTAATCAATCTGTTCTTCTAATCTGTCGGATAATTCCAGAATGTCTTTTTCTGTTGCATCTTCTGGTACTTCCATCTTTTCAAGATTTGCAACTACCTCTTCATATCTTCTAATGATATTTAAATCAACTGGGTTGAATAAGAATCTTCCGATTTCCTCATCATTTTCATTCGTTAAAATTACATTTAATGCCCCAGTTTTGACTTTTCGTCTAAGTTCTTCCATATCCTGCACTCCTTGTTATGATAAAACTGCTTTGCTGTTGTCTTTTAAGTCCTGTGTAGCACTTTCTGAAAATGTTCCAGATGTTACGTTGTAAGTACCTTTTTTGCGGTTTCCTGCGTAGTTAACTGTAAATGGAATCTGGTAACCACTTGTGTCTCCACCGTAGGATGTTGGAACAACATAACAATCTTCTGCGTATGCTTCATAAGCTCCGCTTGATGCTTCTTTCCATAGGTGTACTTCTACTGCGGTAGTTTTCAGATTATCGTCTTTGTAACGATTATCAATGATCTCCTGCAACTTCTGGCTTAATGTGCTGTCAGCTTCTGCGTAATAAGGGTCGGCTTCTGAAGAAACCTCATATCCATTGTGTTTGAATGTAGATTCTCCGATAATATTTTTACTTGTTTCTGTATCTGGATTAAGTTCGACATTGTACTCTTCTAAGTCTTTTCCAAGACGTTCATAGGATGGTGTTTTACCACCGCACAAAGAGCCTGCATCTAAGAAATGAGCCATATACTTACGGTCAATTTTACCTGTTGTAACTGCCATTATGATTCTCCTTTATCTTTTCAAGGTCAGTGATCTACATCATGTCGTAGACCAGTTAATAGTTAATTTATTTATCTATCAAAGTCGTTTTGATATCGGGCAGAAATATTGATAGCCCAATTCTCAGACTTGTTTTCGTTTATACTGTCCAAATATGCAGGTGTCTGTCTGTCAATCGTTAAAAACTTTCGATTACCTGTCAGAACCGGATATTCTTCTAGCTTATATGTATTATTGTTAATCGTGATTGTTTGTTTTTCTAACCATTTGCCAAGGTTGTCCAACCACTCTTTAATATCCGCTTTTCTCTTTGGTTTTGTACCACTCGCACGATATATCACGCAAAACGGATACAAACAAACTTGTGTGACGTGTCCTGTGATGCTTTCTTTTTCTGATTCAATCACAGCACCACTAACTGGAAACATTGCCTTTCCGCTTGCATCATTAAGTGTAGAAAACTCAATTTCTTCTCCCTCTCTTAAATCCGGGAACTGATTTACAAGTTCTTGTAGTGCTGTCGTGACTACGTCAAAGCCGTCAATGTCGTACTTGACTGGTTTCTTTTCTTCTGCCATCAACTTCCTCCTGCCTGCTTCTTAACATGAGTAACCCATGCTTTGCCGTGATTCTTCTTTGCTGTTTCAAACCATTTTGGAGTTGCTTTTGGATTGGAATAGGACAGGTCTTCTTTTGCATTGGTATGTCCTGCAAATTCAGTGACTAATACTTTCTTAGCACCTTTTCTCGCCCATGGAGAACCTGTTAGTTCGTCAACCATACCTTTACCATAGTACAAGAAACGTCCCATCGGTCCAGTACCTGCACAAACAAGTCCTGTTCCTGCTAAAGAAGCACTTCTCGCCCTTGTAGTATTGATAAATGTACCTGTTTCGTGTGGCATATATGGGACCATATCAGTCATAACTTGACTATCTAACCAATATTGAGCACTTTGTATTTGTTCATCGAATCTCGCCAGACTGATATTAGCTCTCATGTTCTGTGTATTCACATTAACATTTCCTAATTTCTTCTTAGCCATATATAACCACCTACTTAGCCATTACCTCAAAGTGCGGGATTATGTCGTAAAAGGCACTTCCAGTTATTGCAAAGACATAATCATACTTAAGTTTCATTTCTTCATAGAATCCGTCAATATAATCATCCTCTGCAATCGGTTCTTCATTCTTCCATTCGCCAACGATAAAGAAATCAAAACTATTCGCCTTAGAACTAAACGTAAGTGCTTCTGACAGCTTATCATTCGTCTGTTTACACCATTCTTTAGGCGGTAGCCATAATTTACTCCCTACCATCTTTTGACCACTTTTTAGGCTATACTGCACGTTTAATACAGCATTGTCCTGTGATTCAGAACCGTACTTTGCAACGATGCTTGCTTTATCCATGTTTAGGTTCGTATTATGCAAAATAGAGGGATACCATGTATCTCCAAATTTACTTTCATACCTATTAAAAAGTGTGATTGTATCGTTATACATCGTATCCCCCCGTCTATAATGCCCCTGCTTTTTTAAAAGCTTTGAAAATCTTTTTAGACTGTAAAGCAAACCAGTCAATCATTTCTTCATTTTTTGCCCAACAATCTACGTTGCAAGACTGCCCATCTAAACCACTTTCATATAAGAAAGCGTGCATAATCTCATGCCTAAGCACACTTTTTTGAACCGATTCAATGTTATTCACAGAATCAACACTTTTTTCAAAAATTGCAACGACTATTGTTTTATTTGAATAATCGCAATAACCAGACAATTCTTGTAGTTTTTCATCTTCGTTCTCGTGTCTGAATCTGATTTTATATGTAATTCCTAAAACATTTACTTTACAATCTTTCATAAATACTCCGTTGGGTACATTCCCATATACAGTAGACTTACTCCGTTGGCATCTGCGACACCCGATAAGTAGTCTCTTATTGTGTCAGAGTATAACTGCTTTTGTGCTTCCTTATCCGCTAGACACTTATCTATCAATGTAGCCGTACCTGCGTTACTGGAAGTTACATAGCTTATACTCTCGTTTCCTGCACTCTTAGATGCTACCTGCTTGCTCATCACTGTCCCATCTTCTAATGTGATATAACCCTGTGATGCTTCAACTCTCGTTTCTGCCTGTTCAATCTTATATGTGATTGATAGAAGTTCGCAAACACATCTTTTAACTGCTTCTGCATCATCTTCATCTTTTGGAAAAGCAATCTTAAGTTTCTTCACATTGTCAACACCAGTCGTGGCATTATCTATCTTCTTGCAAGAATCCCAGACCAGACGATTAAAGTCTGCTTCTGGGATTGCTTTCTCTCCAAAAAGGGTTTTGTAATATTCATAGTCAATGTACGCCATGATATCACACTCCTTTTTATCCGTTGGATTTAATAACACCCATACGGATATTCTTCTGATTAAATGCTAAAGACCAGTTTCCTTTAGTTCCTAACTCTGCATTTGTAGGAGACTCTTTTGCAATCTTGTTAGCATTAATAGAAAATCCGTTAGGATGTAATACATAACCCTGTTTGGTATACAGCTTTTCAATACCGGCAGATTTTTCTGGGTCATAGTCTGTATAATAAGGATTTTCATAGTTTGTCTTATCACACGTCAATACTGAACCAGTACCAAGCATATAAGTTTTGTATACTGGGTTTGTTCCTGTTGTATCAACTGTAAATCTGTCTGTTACCAGTGGGATAAGTCCACCGATTGTAGGGAGATTTACTTCTCTTTCTACTGCGTTAGCAATAGTGTATTTGTTGTAATCAACAAGTCCCATTGCTTTGTATTTTGCGTAGATGTAAGAGTTTAATACAAGTAACCCCATCTTGTCAGCGGAATCTCCTAAAGCTTTCTGCTGTGCAAAGATAAGTGTTGTATCATCAATTTTGTTTGCGTCTCCTACAGTACCCTCGCCAGTTAAAGATAAGTCTGTAATATGGTTTTCCATACCAGACAGGCTTAAAACTGCATCAACTGTAGTCATTAAGTCACGTGTTCTTACCTGCTTATAGAATCTTGCAACAGAGTTTGCAACATGTGTCATAGGGTCTGCACCTGTTAACTCTTTTGTAAAGTCTTTTGATTTCCAAGCTTTCATTCTCTGGATTAACATGCAAGTCTGTTTCTTTCCTGTGATTTCAACAGGTGTATTGTCTGTTTCTCCATCGTTGTTTAAAGCCTGTGAGTCCTGTTCATCAATCGGTGTATAGAAAGGAATTGTTGCAACGTTTCCTCTCTCTCCGATTAAGTCCATGATTGTATTGTCCTGTGCTAATACACCAGATGCAATAATCGCATCGTTCCATGTTGCATTTTCGCTCATGTATCGTGAAAAAACTTCTGGATCAAAAGCGAATCCGCCAAAAGTTCCTGTTCTTGGCATAAAAAAAGTCCTTTCTACCCAAAATAAGAATAGATAAGGACTTATCTTTGTCCCATCTACCTACAACTATTAAGGGATTTTAGGTTAGCGGCTCACTTCCAAATTGTGAGTCGGTATGGTTTCTATTTGTCGTTTGCTAAAGAGTTGTAGAGGTCTGGGTCTTCTGCCTTTAACGCAATCTGAGCATCTAAAGACATTTCATTTAACTTCTGAACTCCTTTTTTTCGTTCTCCGCTGTTAAATTTTGTCGTAAAACTTGGAATATTATTTTTAGGTTCTTTTTTTTCTTCAACAAAGATGCCCTCGTTTACTTTCCCATCTGTTGTATAAAGTTCATTAAAAACATCTTCTGCATTTTTCCCGTTTTCTTCTTCCAGTTTTTCAAGCATCCCCTTGCGGATAGCTTCTTCTGCAAATGTATTTACAAATTTTTTGCCAGATAAGAAATCGTTTACTTTCTCTTTGAGTTCTACCTGCTTAGAAAGTTTATCCATAGCTTTATCTTTGTCTGCAATCTCTGTTTTTAGTGTAGAAATCTGTTCTTTAAGACCGTTTACGTCTTCTTTTTCTAACTCTGAAAGTTTTGACTGTACATCTTCTACAGATGTTTTGTACTCATCTCTTTCTGTTGTTATCCTGTTACATTTTTCTACCTGTTTATTGTAGTCAGCTACAGTCTTGTAATTTTCAGACATCTTCTTTTTCAGATCTGCCTTTTTCTCTTCTGGGATTTCAATTCCTAATTCTGCTAAAATCTGTTCGTAATTCTGCATATATATCCTCCTACATTGTTTGTATACCGCTATGTCTGCGGTAATGGATTAAGACTTATATACCTAAGTCAAGGTAAAAGAAATGTGGGGACTTGAACCCCACTCGAGCCTCGAACTCTTTTCCTGTTGTCTTGCAACCAAAAACGCTAAAAAAACTCTGTACTTACAAGGAGGCTGTAGCAAATCTGCATAGTTCCTACATATTTATTGTAAACCCTAAAATATGCCGTTTCAATACCCTCTTTTTTTACATTTCCGCAAGTTTCTTTATCTGTCGCTGTATCTCTTTTCTCTCGTCCATAAAGTCAGAATCAATAACCATAGAAGAAAGCATATCATACACTTCCACCATCAATCTACCGACCGATTCCATAAGCTTATCGCGGTGTCCTTGATCTCCGCTTTCTTTGTATGCCATTTTAGCACTTAAGTAGTTGTCATACAATGCATCTATATTTTTATCATACTTGCCATTGCTGTACTTCTTAATAAGATTCTCTCCTGCATCCATGACGGTTTCCGCTATGTCTCCATGCTCCATCTTTTCCAGATTGCATAATGTTGTTGTAATCTTATACATTGCATCAAGATTAGATGTTGTGAGCTGTTTTAATGCTGAGTTTTTTTCTCTTTCTAGCTGTTCTTCCAGAACATGTTTGATTTCACTCATAATTTGACCCCCTTAAGCTTCTTTTTGTATTTCTCATGAATGCAGTCCTGTGTCTCTGTAATATACACCATGTCGTATCCTACAGAGATTAGATCAGTAACCATCTTTTCAACTGTTTCTAGCTCTTTAGATACGTCTTTTACCAGACATTCTACAAATAGTGCATCCGATACGTTTCCGTTCGTTCTAAGTTGCTGTGCGTACTTCTCATAGGCTTCTTTTGTCTCTTTCTCCCAGTTGTGATACTCTATAAAGCCATCCTCTACGGCTTTCTGCTTTGTGGATTTTCCGATACTTAGTCTACTGGCTGTATACCAAGAGTCGGGAATCACTTTTATAGTACCGCTAAAAGAATCTTTTAAAAGCTTGCCGTGATGATCTACAAAATACCTGCATACTTCACGTCTCTCCAAGCTTTCTGTAAGAAACTGGTATTCATGTAATCTTTTGTAGCCTTTCAAACCTAAGAAGTTGAAATAGTCTGCCATTTGACCGTGTATCATCATAGCCGCTACATATCTTTTGTTGATCTCGTCAAAGATATCTTCTGTTTTTGTTACTTCAAGATTGTTTGTAAATTCAATCATGATCGCACCTCCTTAAGAGATACGCTTTATAATAATATTCGCATCTTTTACTATTGCCGCTGTTGTTCCTACATTTCCGATGCTTACGATTAAGCTACCGCAAGATGGTACAGTTACAACCGTTGTTGCTCCCACGTTCTGAAATGTGTTCGCTGTAACTACTGTATAGTCCATTTCTGTTCCACCAATAGCTTCTCCGTTAAGCTCTACAGCAAGTGCCGTTGCTCCTGTTGTACTAGCGGATACATTTCCGTTAAATTCTACCTCTACAGTCATAGGGCAGTTTGATCTATTCGTTAACGTAAACAGACCAGACCCCTCTACATGATTCAGCCACCCATAATTACAAGTACAACGTCTGCTACTATATCGTGTATTCGTAAATAGTACGTTTGCACCACTGTTTACATTCTGCTGTTCTACATTTACCGCATTTAACATAGTTTTCCCTCCTAAACAAAAATAGGATGCCGAACCCGACACCCTATCGTTAATATATTGCTAGTCTACTTAGTAGATATGGATTCTTCCAACAAGCTTGATTTATTTACACATTTACACTTCCGCAGTTGCAACCACCGTATGCATACCCATTATAGGATACATAAGGACTTGCTGTAATGTATGCAGGTGTTGGGAATGGTCTAACAGCATCCACAATGTTCTTAGTCTGTGATACCTGCGAAATCTGGAAGTTAGATAACTGTAAGTCTCTATCTCTGTCCGCAAGTTTATCTCTAAGATTCTGGATTGTGTTGTCCTGCATCAACTGGCGTGTAGCCTGTCCGTCTGCGAGGATTGTTTCCTTAATATCACAGCAACACTGTGCCATCTGTGCCTGCATATTCTGGGCCATTAAAGCCGCATCATAGCGGTTCTGTAACACTTCTTTCTGTGTTTCACAGCAACAAGCCTGCTGTTGTGCCTGCATCTGCTGTAATCCTAACTGTGTTGTGTATCTGCTTTCTAATACGTCTCTCTGTGTCTGACAAGCTGTATTAGATACGTTCTGGTTTGTATTGAAAATATCTCTCTTAACAAACTCATCGGATAAGAAAGCATTTTCGCCTGCGGTCGTTGCGGTATCGTTATTTCTTCCCCATCCGTTACCACAGAAAAGGAAAGCAATTAAGATAATCCAAATCCACCAACCACCGTTGCCGAAGCCGTTATCATATCCGTCATTTCTTGTCACTGCCGCTACATCTGCCGCAGTGAGTCCCATTGCTTCATTCATTGTTGTTGTCCTCCATAAATTTATTTACCAAGCTGTGCACCGCTTAATATCTATTTGTTCACTTTGTCCACAATATCCTGTGGATTCATGCCCTGCTGTTGGCATAGGCTATTAAACACTTCTTGTGGGTTCTTTCCCTTGCACATTTCCATTGCCTGCTTGATCGCAGGGTTTGTCTGTGCCATGCTCTCAACCATAGACTGCGGATTGTTAGACCCTCTTACCATGCCCATTACCTGCTGTACCATTTGCATAGGGTTGTTGTTTCCTATCATACCGCCTATCATGTTCATTAAAGGATTACTCATTGCTTAACTCTCCTTTCTCTGGTTGCTCTCCTAGCTTTGCTAGAAGTTCTTCAAACTCTGTTCTTGTAACATATCTATTATCATAGTTTACATTTTGTTTTTGGGCGTTCTGCGTGGCTTCTGGCGGTATCTCCTCGAATCTAAATACCTTAAAAGTTGCACTGCCCATTCCATCTACACTCTTTACATAAAAGAAAGGTGCGTTGTTATCCATCATCCATGCTGTAGCCCCTGGCTGTACGATCTGGTTCTTTGCTCCCTCTATGCCTGCAACTTGTATCCAATTAACATTCTGTGTTGGAACTTGTGTCTCTGGCATTGGTTTATTGTACTGCTGTTGCATTTGCTGTAACTGATTTAGCCTATCCTGCAACTGCATTGTATCCTGCTGATACATTGGTGCATAAGGATTATAGTTATATCCGTTCACTCTTCCACCTCCCTTTTATGTGTAAATTATCGCATTAAAAAAGAGACTCTAACAGGTCGTTAAAGTCTCATAAAAGTATCATATTAAATTAAAAAATTAGCACCATGATAGGGGTCATGGTGCTTGAACAATAAGGATAAGATTGAGGAACACCAATTGATGAAAAAAGGTGTCGTGTTGAAAAATGAAATTTAAACCAAAAAATTGAGGAAATTCAAAAATGATTTCTCATGCTCACAACAGTGAGCAAATGGAAGCAACAGGACTCGAACCTGTGACAGGTCGGTTATGAGCCGACTACTCTGACCAACTGAGTTATACTTCCACGGACTCCGTGAGGAATCCACCGTACTATATACATAACAAAACAATAAAGAAAGGATTAAAGTATTATAACATGAAAAAGTATCTCCGAAACAAACCACTCTCATTTAAAACTAAAAATGAAATCTTATAATAATTTATTCAACAACTTATTACTTGTTACATTTATATTGTATCATGGATTTTTACCTTTTCAATCCCCTCTTTTTTTCATTGTCCATTACATATCAAATTTGACATTTTCCCACTTCTTATAAGCATCCATGTATAGCTCCCTCTTATCTCCGTTAAATGTCATTTCATAATACATTCCATCGGATAATGTCGTGCTTAACAGTGCTTTATGATTCTGTAATGTCTTAGCATACCAGACAACGTATATATCGTTGATCGTAAGATGTTTCTGATCTGTCTTATCAATATGATCATTCACATAATCTGCAATCTTGGCTTTGCATACTGCTAAAAATTCTCTACTTCCCATTTTCTTCTCCTAACATACTCTAATAATCTTGTTATTAACTTTCCTGCTGATTCTCTTTGCTGTAGACAGACTTACGTTCATAAGCTCTGCACATTTCTCTAGTGGTATATTCTTTGCCCGATACTCGAACAATGTTCTTTCAACATCTGTGAAGTTGCAATACGTACGGAACATATTTAGTTCGGGTACGGTAAAATCATATACTTTCAAAAGCAAACACCTCACTGTTTGTCGTGTGTTGTCAGTGCATTTATCAGATCGTCTCTGGTTTTTTTTAGACCCTCAATGTTGTTTCCAGTAATCTTATTCTCAATCAAATTAAACATACTCTTCATGACTAAGTTCATATCGTCTTGCTGTTTGTTGATCGTACTATAGTCACTATTGAGCTTTTGATTAATTTCTTTGATATCTGTTTCTATATGTTCTATTCGCTGTTCCAAATCGTCTGTAGGCTTCTTGTAATGCTTATAGGCATTGTACAATACTCCTATAGCTCCACCAATTGTAATAATCCACCCACAGGCTACCATAATTTTGTTTATAGTATCCATTATTTACCTCGTGCATTGTTGTATCGTGTCGCTGCACCTCGTGCTGAGGATGCTTGACTCCTGTTCCAGTCTGCTGTATTTAGTCGTTCGCTCTGCTTCTTAAGATTGTTCTCTTCGCAGTAATCATTGTAGGCTTTGTTCTGCTTCTGCAATAGTGCCGCCTTTTTCTGATACTCTATGTCAAGATCGTGCTTTAAGGCTTCGTCCTTTGCATTATCCACAGCCGTTTTCATGCCGATTAACTGCCGTTTTGTCTTTCTGATACGTCTTTCAAGCTCTCTCTGTCGTTTCCGTTTTTCATATTCTTTGCGATTCTCTTCGCTGTCGTAGTCCTCAAACGGATTGTTTATTCCATCCCCCGGACCGTGGGAGTGCCGGCAGTTTGCCCCATGGATTCCCTGCACGTTTCCCATACCGCAGACCGAAAAAGGCGGAAATCTTGGGTCATTACCGCTTTTGCTGTAAAACTTGCCTTGCCACCAGTAATGATTGGTTAAGTTGTCTCCACCGTCTCCAATTCTTGCTCCTAAATGTGCAGACGTGAGAATTATATCCCAGTTCATCTCGTCCATGCGTGCATCCGTGATCTCTCCTGCCATCTGACTTACACCAGTGCGAACCGCTCTTGTAGTTGCTGTTTCTATGCTGTCTCTGTGTCCGCTAGGGTAGGTTACGTCTGCACCGCTGTTTATTATGTCGTTTACAGCTTCTTTAACCGCTTGTGTGTACCCTGTCGTACCGCTTGCAGTCTGTGTATATGCTTTATCCACTGCCTTAATGTAATTATCATGACAGGCGTTCGGCATCGTGCCAGTAAAGTTATACATCTCTCCCTTGGTCTTTTCATAATTCCTTTGCAACAGTCTCTGTAGATAAGGACTTTTCCCGAGTGGTGTTGGTTCAAGACCTGCTTTCTTGTAGATTGTATCATCCCATTCAAGAGCCTTGATTCCTGCTTCTTTCATAGTGCGTGCGATCTCTGCAATACTTATCTTTGTCGTTTGTGCTATCTCTGCCTGTACCGCTTGCAAGATATACCCTGCATCCTGCAATACATCCATCTGCCACTTGTCAATAGGAGTAAAAAGGTAATCTTCCCCACGTCCTAGCCTTATCATCATTCGCTCTATAATGACAGATACTATCTTGTTATGTAGTTCTTCTGCTTGCTTCTCTGCCTTTTCTGGCACATACCAGAGATAGGTAGGTGTTAACATAATCCCACCTGCCTATTCTTCTGGGTCTTTTACCATTAGTGCCGCATCTAGCATCTTTCCAACTACTGCCGCATCCGCAGGCTTGCCCTCTTGCGTTAATGTTTTGTCTGTTTCTGTACTGCCCGTAACTCCTTTTTTGCAGATGTTGTGCAACAGCTTTTCTTGTTTTGTAAATGGTTCTGGCAGTTTTACATCTTCGCCATTAAGGTATTCAAGGTATTTTTCAATCCTGTACTTTCCCATGCTTTCACTCCTCTCCGCTTGCACCGAATAAGTCTGGCTCTTTTGGCTGCGCTTCTTCTTCAAGTGCTTTTGCTTCTTCTTCACTGAATCCCTCAAATTTAACTAGATAGTACCAGAATGGAATCTTGTTGGAAGTAACATAACTGTACCATCTCGCTCTATCTTCATCTTCGTTGTATGTAATGTCTCCAAAGTCATACACGGTTTCATACAGTCCTCTTGGTGCTAATTGGTACAAATCTGCGAATATATTAAGTGCCGCAATCAGATCATCCATGCAGATTTGTAGCTTGTCCCTCACGTCTTTAATAAACTGTATTGTACGTTGCTGTTCTGCTTCTACGCCTGTAGCTGTCTGAATCCCTGTCGTTTCGTTAAATACAAAGTATCCATTGGAGAATCCGCACTTATACCCAATCTGTGACAGTAGGGCATTGATTCCTGTCAATCGTGTATCCGTGTTGAGACTTGGGTTTACCTCTTGATAGAATCCTTTAATGTCTGAGCTATTTACATTCTTGACGTACTCTGGCAGTCTTAACCGCTTCTTGCTTCTCTCGAATCCATCTTGCGTATTGTTTACCCTTGTACCAGTCTCTAACAGCTTGTCGGAGTCTAGTAACAACATTCTTCGGCTGTCGAATATCTCTGTTGCGTTCCTACTGTATGCAGTGTCTAAATCTTTTAGCTCTTCTATTGCCTCATAAAAGATAGGCAATCCTAAACTACAATGCAAGTCTACATTGTTCGCCTGCGGTGTCCTAAGAACTGCATACAGACGTTGTCCGTTTAGGTTTGTAAGTCCTACATTTTCCAGTTCTCCCCTCCAAGGTGTCTCGTCTATGTCAATTGGCTTTCCTGTGTCGTTTGCATCCTTAGATGCGTAACAGCGGTTAGTAATTTGATACACGTCCTCAATATATCTGTGATATTCTAGTTTTGTATAATACGTCCTGCCATCACTGGAAATTTCTCTATGCGCAAACACAATGCCTTGAATCTCTCCGTTGCTTTCGTCTGTAACAATAAAGTTCTCTGGTGTAATCAAGTCCACACTTGCACCGTTAGGCTTTAATACAACTGTACCGTATGCACAGCCATATTCTACGTGATGTCGTACCTGTTCCAGTTCCTTGTCTATCTGCTCCTGCAACCAATTAGCTCTTGCACTGCCATCTATCTCTATGCCTATTGCAAGTGTAGCAAGGCGTGCTGTCTCCGAACACACCGCTTTTGCAAAGTTGATAGTCTTGATATGTTCTTCCTTGTCTAACCAGTACGGAATGCCCTTATAGATGTACGCACATTTTTCTATAGCTCTCTGCATCTCTGGACTGGTAACAGTATCAATCTTAAATTCGTCTCTTGCCTTTTGTCTAAAAAGGTTACTTAATATCTCTTTCATTCTGCTTATTATACCCATTTATTCCACCGCTATCAGTTTAACGTTTCCGATTTTTGTTTCTATATCTCCTTGTATCAAATCGCTATTAATCGTAAGCCAAACCCCACCATCATGGATAGATATTTTTTCTATATCCTTGATGCCTAACATTACATTTCCAATTTGTATACAAGTTACATCTTTTAGATTTATCATCATTGTTTTTGTCTCCTTTACGCACTCTCTCCACGTCTCATGCTCATTGGACTTGTCGCATACCTTAATGCATCAATAAAATGATCGTTGCCGTCTGGATAGTCTGCTTTGATATCTCCGTTAGCATCTACCTCATGTTCGTATGCGATCACTTCCTCATACAGCCTTGGCGTTCTGGCAGGGTCTATGATTAATGTCCTGCACTGTAACCATTCATAAGAGTATTTACGACTACCCGGATATACGTTTGTTTTGTTTGCCACAAGTCCTGCATCTCTAAAGTCTAAGATGCTTTCTATCTCGTCAGCACCGCAGGATATAGTATAGTCGTTATATCCCTTATTAATAATCAACTGTGACATTGCCGTGTTTCGTATCTTCTGCCCACCAAGTTCGTCTATGCACAAGATTTTTTGTGATGCAGGCATATATGCACATCTGACAAAAGCTTTCGGGTCTGGATAGTATCCCCAGTCCTGACCTTGATAGATTCTTTCCTGTCTTGATATCTCTTCGTCCGTGATCGTGCGGATTTCTAGAAGCTCAAAGATGTTTGTTCCAAGTCCTACAGGGATTCCAAGATACTCATGCTTGTATGCTCGTTCGTTTGTCTTTTTCAGATATTCTGCATCGGTTATGAACTGCTTCCCTAGCCATTCCACAGGAACTGTTGTGTAGTCACTCTTATGTCTAAAGCTATCCTCTCTTGCTTCTGCTACATACTTATTTGCCCAGTTATTAACAGAGATTGGTGGGTTGAACGTCTTAAACACTACGAACTTAGAACCACCACGCAATACAGATTGTTGTACAGTTCTGATTTCTTCAATGCCTGCAAACTCATCTAGTTCCTCGAACCACAGGTATTTGATATATCCCTTTGCGACCTTGATAGACTTCGTTTTCTTTGCCTTGTCCAGTCCTCTATAGATTATCTTCTGCCCAGTCGGCTTATATATATGTTGTAGCGGACTCTTAGAAGATTCCCACAGATCACTTACACCTAAGGCATCTATAGCCCATTCTATCTGTTCATACACACTGTCCCTTAGGGTATTACCAACCTTTCGAAACACTGCCGCATTACTGTATTCTCCCACGTTTGCATCCTGCATGATCCCAAGTATGATTTCTACAGACACGAAAGAAGACTTAGTAGAACCACGACCGCCGTATAAGTCGTAATATGTATGTTTTCCGTCTTGTATATCCCAATGTACAGTATAAAAAGATGGGGCGATCACATCTGTCAAATTAACCATGCAACCGCTCCTTACTCTCTAGGAATATTATTTACTATTGTAATTCCCTCTGTCTTATTCTCTTCCTGCTTCTTGTCTGCATCCCAGTCTTTAAAATTATTTCTTAGTGCAAATTGTGCACCGTTCGAGCTGTCCTTATGAAACAAACTTTCTTCCATTTGTTCTTCAACTCTGCTCTTCGCACGCGTGATGGTGTCGTAAAACTTATCACTGTCTTTTTTATGCTTTTGATAGTACAACAGATCACTTCTGCCACTAAATCCTAATGCAAGTGCTAATCCTGTTATCGTAGGATGCTTTCTGTCTAAGATAATTGGATACCCTTGTTTGTTGTACTGCTGTTCTCCGTTAATTATTAATGGTTTACCCTCACAGCTTTCAAAGTATTCGTCTATCTTATTTTGCATTTCTTTCACACTTTTATATTTAGGCGGTCTACCACCTGCTCCCATTGTCTCACGTCCTTTCGTTTGCATACACCTTTGTTGTCGGTCCTGCTGTCTTGTAATCATCACATACGGTCAAATATCTGTCTCTTATTAATGTCTTGCCATTATCCTTAGTGCAGTACATAATCCCTCTGTCAGATAGTGTGTTCTTGCACCCTGCACAGCATATACTTCTATCTTCCATTCTGCACCTCTTTCTGGTATCTACTGCATACGCACATATGACTACACTTTATATTTACAAGTACCACTTCCGTCTTATCCTCTGGGATAGCTCTTCTCTTTGTCTCCGTCACGATCTCGCAATGTACGCAATCGTTACAGCAATTCTTTAGTTTGTTATTAATCAAAAAAAGACACCTCCCGACTATGGTTATTATCTAGTATAATTATACCATAGTGAGAAGTGCCTTTGTTTACACTCTTTTTATTCTCGATCTGGTTCCCAAGTGGTCCCGAAATTTTTTTTATGTGCCTCGGCGTACTTGTCAAAAAATTCTTGATCAGACGAAAGGCTCAATTCATACGCCACGCTTTCTCTTAAATCTGCATCCATTGATTTTAGCGCTTCGTCAAAATCAATTTCTTTCCCATATTTGTTTTTTACATTCATCCGCGTACCTCCTTTATTATTGCTTACTTTGTTTCTATACTCGTCTCTTTCTTTCAACAGCGTGTCAAGATTTGTTTTCTCGCCCCGATTAATCCGCGCCCTTGCGTTTCTGATCTGCGCTTGTTTGTGTCGGCAGTAATCACTACAAGTGTTACTTGCAACTTTGGATTGGAATTTTTTACCGCAGTATTCGCAAATTTTTTGTTTTTTGCTGTTCTTTTCCAATTTCTTTTTTGTCTGTTCTGTCTCTTTATTATAAGCACTTTTATATTCTTTTTGCAATAATAAGCCTGCTTCATGCTGACATTTTTCTGAACAATATTTTTGTCTGCCTGCCGTTACAATGTATTCATTGCCGCACAGCTCGCACTTATCGACACTCCCAAGCTTCCTTTTAGCGGTCTTTCCTTGCCTAAATCTTTTTTGCGCTTCTTTGGTTCGTATTTTTCTACACTCCGGACAATAAAAGGCTCTAGGACCGCCGGAAAACTCTTTGCCACACATCCTACACACTCTAATTCTCATTACATTAGATTTTCTTTTTTTCGCGCATTCGTCGCAATACAGTTTATCTGCACTACCGTAAAAAGACTTGCCACAATCCAAGCAAGCCTTTTTTGTTCTATATTTTTTCATTCGTCTTCGTCCTCTATGATATTTAAATATACCCGATGCCATTTATTGCCATTCTCTAATGCGTTAAATAACGGCTTATCATGTAAATCGTTTAAAACATCATCAACGGTGTAGCGATCGCCCCACGTTGTTTCTACCATCAAATCGCCCATGTAGTTTTCGTACAGGCTAAAGCTGTCATTTTCTGGTAACTCTACAATCACATCATCATAAATATCAGACTGCGGAGCCATGTAACTATAAACAGTTCTTTTTTCTGCTGCTAAAACGCCATAATTGGCGAAAATTTTAAATCTATTTTTCATTTTTATTCTCCTTCTATTCTTCGTAATCATATTCCCAACATCCATCAATTAAGACTTCATACCCTGTGGCATGATGTCCGTCATGATCAAATGGCATTTGTTCAAGCACATCCACGTCTTGAACATTGCAGTTCTTGTATTTTTCCCGCATTTCTGCGAGAATGTTTTTTTTCATTTCTTCCCATTCAGCACCGAAGGCTTCGGCACCGTAATAATACTCTCTTGTTTTCATTTTTCATTCTCCTTTTTTATATATTTTTTATTCTTCTTTTAAAATTTCCGTCATATCTTCTATCGCTTCCTGCTGCGTTTTATACTTTCGAAAAACTCCGAATGTATTCTTATACAGCAAGAAATACTTGTATCCCCACAAACTGTCGTCAATTCCTTCATTCGGATGATGTTCCGTGAAGTATATTGTATTTTTCTTTTCTTCTACGCTCCGTGCTAGCGCTTCCATTTTTGTTCTTTTACTCATAATTTTATCTCCTTTTCTTTTTGCTGATCTCCTTTAACTGTCTTTATCTTACCACATCTTTGTCCCTTTGTAAAGTGATATTTATAATTCTTTTAATTTTTTTTCGTCCTCTTCGTCTCTTACATATTCCAATATCTGCCCCGGTTGCATTTCTAAGATGTTACATACAGCATTTAAAGCCTTTAGCGTTATAGCTGTATCCTCGTTTTTTATCTTGTTTAACGTGTTTTGACTAAGTAAATTAGTAGTTTTAGCTTTATATGTAGTAAATCCTTTTCTTTTCAGTGCATCGTATACATCAATTTTGTACTTTAACATTTTTCATTACCTCCTATTTACTACATTATATATTATATAGTCTTTCCACGTCAAGAGAAATATTATCATAAAAAGTGACATTTTCTATTGACATAGCTATTGACCGTATTTATCATAGTATGTATAATTTATTAAAAGGGAGGAGTGGTTATTGTGGCTTTAAGAGAATGCGTTGTGTGTGGAAAGACTTTTGATGGGGCACCAAGTGCAAAATATTGCTCCGAAGAATGCAAAAACGCACCACGATATACAAATGAATTTAATGGAGAAAAGTGGGGAAAATTAACTATCATAGATGCTTATAGAAAAAAAGGAAGAGTTTTTGCCATTTGCAAATGTGAATGTGGAAATACAAAAACTGTAAGATACGATGCTCTAATATCTGGTCGAACTCAATCTTGCGGATGTTTTGCCGAAGCTAATTACTATAAACCATTTGACCTCACTGGTAAAATTAACGATTATGGTTGTAAAGCAATTAAGCAAATAAGAGTTGGAAATCGGTATAAATGGGAGTGTGAATGTTCTTGCGGAAAGCACTACCTAGTTCCTGCCGGACTGTTTTACAAACAAATGTCTTGTGGTTGCTCACATCAAAAAAGTGCCAGAGAAAACCTCAAAAAGGCAGCGAAGACATGTGAACAAGGATATATAGAAAATACATCCATTATATCAATCAAACCTAGAAAAATGCTACGGAATAACACATCTGGAGTCCGTGGTGTTAGTTGGGACAAAAATCGGCGAAAATGGGCTGCTACAATAGTATTTAAAGGCAAAACATACCATTTAGGAAGATACTATAATATAGAAGATGCAGCCACGGTTAGAAAAGAAGCAGAAAACGCTCTGTTTGGAGATTTTCTTAAATGGTTTCAAGAAGTGTATCCAGAACGATGGGAAAAATTCAATAAAAAGGCAAAAAAAGAAGAAACAGAGGATTAACCCCCTGCTTCTTCTTTTATATTCTTCAGATTTTCTTTTAACATCTTCACACACTCATTAAATCCGTCACGTTTACCGCATAGATACATATTGTGACCGCTGTAATCGTCCATAGGCGGTATTAATGTACATAATGCATATAAATCTTGCTTATTCATTTTAAACTCCTTTAAATCCTGCAATTATCGCACAAAATACAGTTGATAACACACATACATAAGATGATAACATTGCAATTTTTAAAACTTTTTGTATATTTTTATCATTTTTAAATTCCTGTAATGTACGATTTACTACCAGATCAACACAAAAAATTAATAAATATACAGTCGTTGTTGCTCCACATAGTCCCAGTGATGTTTCTGCAATACCATACATCACTATAAATAATATATTGCTCACTTTTTAGCCATCCTTTCATACATTTCGCAAGTACACGTCAATTTATTAACCTGTTGGCACTTTTCTAAATACATATTGTCCATTTCTTTTATGTCCTGCGGTGTCAATCCTGTTTCTTTGTACTCAAGAAGTTCTTTCAATGCCGCTACTGTCACTTTGTCCAATGGAGTTTCTGCAATGGCTTCATGGGAATGCAGTGCGTTTTTGATAATGTTAATATCTAAGTTTACTCCTGTTGGTTGATAATATTCAGCACCTATTTTTAAGATGTCATACATAGAAACTTCTAACGCTATTGCAAGCTTTTTTATTGTTTGTAGTTTGGGGTTTCTTTTTCCATTTTCATATTGTCCTATTTGTTGGTATGACATACCTATTTTCTTTCCCAGTTCGGCTTGTGTCATTCCTTTTAATTTCCTTATTTCTCGGATATTTTCGCCTATATCAATCACTTTCTTCCCCTCCTGTTCCTGTTTAAAGCATTTCTTTTCATAAATTTTTCTTTTGATAACGACTTATAATAAGGATTTTTCCTTTTGATAACATTCTTCTCTTCCTTACAATCGTCTTGAAACTGTTTATAGCCGTCACATAGGGTATGGCAATTATAAGCTCTTCCTGTGGCTTCTGTGCACCCATAGCACGGATTATCTTTCCCTCTCATAATAACGCCCCCACTTTATACATCTTCTGGCCTTCTGTTATTTGCTTTGATAACGTCAAATCCATCTGGATAACGTTTCTCTAATTTTTTAATGTTCATTTGCATAATTTCATCCAACGACCAATTAAATGATTCACAAATCATAGCAACATACCACATTACATCCCCAAGTTCTTTTTTTGCGTGTTCCTCGTCAAAACTACTTTCATGGAATATCCATTTTTTAACCATGTCAGTAAGTTCTCCAACTTCTCCAGATAATCCGAATAAGCCGTTAATAATTCCACCCAAGTCAATCCCTGTGTCTGGTACGTTGTCCTCTACTCCCTGTTCTAAATTATCTGCCATATTCATTATTCTTTCTGTTCCTAATCCGTCATTAGTTCGCATTGCCTTTACTTGATATTCTTTACCGTTCATTTATAACACTCCTTTATAGCTTGATAACCCTTTGTCCTCTGTCATATTGACTAAGTATCTTGTCTAATGCATCTTCTGCTTTTTTTTGTGTTTTGAATGATTGTATTATGTAAATAAATCCATTCATTAACTCACATTCTACATTTTTTTCACTTGCCCGAATTTCAAGAACATTATCAAGGTTTATAATCTCTCTATCTTTTGTCATTATTAACACTTAAGTCCTCACTTTCTCCCCAGTCTAACCGGTTCCCACACTCACAAACTTCTGTCCATTCCGCTACATAGCTTTTACATTTAGGACATCTGTATAACGCCACGTCTTTTCCTTTAAGGCTTTTGTGCCGTTCTCTTATCGGCAAACTGTGTAATATCTCTCCCATGTGTTCATAATCTTCTAACGTCATTGTGATCGTATCTCTTGCTTTAGCGGACTGGCAGAAGTCACTGCCTACCAGTCCTAAGAAAACACCTATGATAACAAGTAAGATTTTTAGTATCATTCTTTCATCTCCACTTCTTTATAGATATTCACTACGGTATCACTGACAACATTATCTTTTGTTAATTCAACCTTATATCCTTTATCTGTAATGTTTTTCACAAACTCTTTAAGCGGTAGCACATCTTTCATTGCATCTGGATAATATATTTTTGTTGCTTTTTTTAAAACTTTTACCTTTTCCATTTTCTCTACCTTCACTTCACTTCCATACATCAATTCATAATATTCTTGTAACTTTTTATCGTCCATAGAATCAAATGTCTGCACGTGATCACGAACGACACATATATCATGTATTTTGCATTCTTCACATGGTTTATCAATATTGTTACACCAATATCTTAAATTAGTGATTATATCTTCTCTTGTCATTTTTTATTCTCCACCATCTTTCTATAGCTTTCCTCTACCTCTTTACAAGTAGCTGTTCCATAACTAATTTTTCTCGTTATGCACGGTACTTGCCCTTTAAAAATGCAAATAGGGCACACTCTTTTACGGCAATAATTTTCTAATTCTTTTTCCTGCATTTCTCTTTTTAATTTGTTTGTATTTACATTCAATCTCATTGTTGCAATAATAGAACCTGTTTTTGTATCAGTCACGCTCATCATTGCTTCTTCGCAAGATTGATAAGAAACTTTCGTATCTAATACTCCAACATCTAATTTATTTGCCGTAATCATCTTTTCTATGCTTTCTAAAAAGTCGTGTGCTACCTGCTGTGCTATTGTCATAGTCGTTCTCCTTTTCCCTTTTCAATCTCCCATTTACCGTAGTAACCTTTTGTCATTTCCTTTAGCTGTGTCAGTGCCATAATAAAATTGTCAAGTTCGCAAGTATCAGTAAAGTTTATTCTCACTTCACTGCCTGTTTCTTCTTCCATGGTAACTGGTCCACCAACAGTTCTCCTAAAATTTAATGTTACGTGCAAACTATTGTGTTTTTCTGTTCTCATGCTTGTTCTGATACAGTCCACATTTTTATCAGCTCGATTTGAATATATTTTCATACTCCCACCTCTAAATCTTTCGCAAGCTTGAATCCTGTTCTCCCAACATTTCTAAGATTTTCTTTAATTAGCGTCTTTTTCGGTGTCCTGTTTCTGTCGTACCAGTTCCAGTCGTTGTCCTCTCTTGCTTTTTTCTTTGTTTCATAACTTTTCTCATACTGATATTCTTCTTTTGCCATCTCTAGGCAAGCAATCATGTAATCTATTTGTTTGATAACGTCCATATTCTTTCTCCTTTACCACATAAGTTGTCCGTTTTCTGCTACCTTAAATTCTCTTTGCCCTGCAACATTCTTATCTTCTATCCACCACAGGAATACTTCTTCTCCAGATTCCCACTGTGTAGGGAGATTCTTTGCTTTTCTTACTTCTAACATCCTGTCAAATGCTTTGATATAATTTAGCTTGAATGTTGGAAAATCGTAAAATTCCTTTAATTTTCCTTTTCTGCCTGCCATTGGACAACCGATGCATCCAACTCTTTTATATCCGCATTGGTACAATTTATTAACACATATATTCTCTTGGTCTATGTAGTTCCATATATCTTCCTCTTTCCAATCAACAATAGGATTTACAACCATCTTGTGCTTCTGCATGCACAATTCAGTGATTCTTCTTTTAGAATTGTTGTCATTGTTGAGCATTACAGAATCATCAAACAATTCCTTTGTTTTAACTGATGCTCCTATCTTTTCAAATTCTGATCGTGTGTGTTTCCTTTTTGTGCTTTCATCCCATCTAACACCTGTTGCCACGTATCTTCCCATGCCTGCTGTTTCTTTTAATTCTTTACAACAATATCTTACTAGCCGTGTAGGTGGCATAAGTTTCTTAGGAATGAGATTCCACATTGTGATTCTGGTTCCGTCTGGATTCCTTGGATAGTTAATACTGCACTTTATCCCCCCCCTCTTCCAATTTCTTGAAATTGTCACGGACATGCCACACTGTTTGTGGTGCATCCGCTGTGGTGTGACTGTGCTGTACTTCAAAAGGAACTCCAGAACGTTTGAATAGCTCTAATAATACATCTGAATCCTTGCCACCGCTGTATGTGCAGATAAGTGGCTGTTTGTAATATTCAAGGCTCATTTCTGATGCTGTTTTGATTCTTTCTATTGCTTTTTGTTCTAAGTCCATTGATACTCCTTTACTTCATCATGCTTCTGTACAGCTCAAAGAAATCTTCTTTTCTTAACTCCATTTCACATTTAAGACAAATGAATTTGCTTTGTATTTTCATGCCGGACTTTACTTGAATATACTCTCTTCCGATATCCTCATTGAATAACCAACTATTACACCATTTGCAACGTGCTGTTGGCATTTTAAATCTCATCATTTTCAAATTTCTCTATTGCTTTCCATGCTACGACCGGTGCTAGATTTAACTCTTCTACTGTTTTAAACTCTGTATCTACATAGCCAAAACTTCGTGCGGCATAAATTTCTTGATAAAATCCGAATCCGTATTCGTCATCATACTGCATTGTTGCTCGTGGTATGCAGTCTTCGTTATCTTCCTGAACAACCTCAAACCACGTTCTTTCAGGATGAGGAACATCTGGCAGATCGTCAGGATTCTTTCTTAAGTCGTGCCATCTATATTTTTGTTGCTTATTGAACAACCATGACACTACATTTAACACCTGCTTTTTTGTGATACTGTTTATTGTCGCTGCATCTAACACCTGCTGTATTGCTTCATATTTTTCATCTTCCGTAAACTCCTTTGAATCAATTTGCATAAATACTGCGAACGCTTTTGTAAAATTCATTCCTCTCCCACACTTTCTACCCCAAAGATGTATTTAATGATTCTGTCTCTTCCTATTGACTCGATCGCATCAAATACAAGTTGTTTTGATGCGAATACCACCGCTCCCTGTGGTCTGTAATCGGCCCACACATCATAATCAAGTTCTTCATTGTATTCATCATACAAAATGAAATAACTATCTTCGAGTGTTGGGTCATTGTGTTCCTTTGCATATCGTTCAAGTTCAACTTCTATTCTTCTTTTCTCTCTTGCAAATTCTGCTTCTTGTTTGGTTAGAAAAACATTTCCTAATTTCCATCTTCTTCGATCAAAATTATTATCCAGCCACACGCACGATGTAATAGTTCCATCGTTATCAACAATGTAATAACATTCATTTATTTGTGGTTTCTTTACCTTTGCATCCTGTTTCTTGTCTGGTTCTTCTCCATTCATCTTCCCAACAAGTCTGTAAAACTCTTTTTCTTCTGCTTCTGTTAGATTTTTAATTCCCATATTTAATCCTCCTTATTTGTTAAATAATCTTCTATGGCTTGATCTAAAAATCTACTACTGATAAGCCAACAATCAATGTATGTTGTTTTATTTTGTTTGTTATATATCAATAGACTTTTGTTTTTAACATTTTTCAATGTTATTCTCATCATGAGTGTATCTGTATTATTGCTTAACTCATCAACTCCTAAAACCGTGTTTTGTGTAAGTTGATTTAGCTGACTTGTAATACGCTGTAAACACGTTTCTTTACAAATTGCTTTGTTCCATGTTGGTTTCAAACATCTAATAGTTGTATGTGTATCGTTTCTCTCATCAACATTTGACAAAATAAAACAATCATCTAATTCTTTTATTTCTTCTCCGCTTATAATTGCTTTCGTTTCTATATTATAAATTTGCATTTTTACTCCTTTACTGTCCATTCTCTCCCCTGCCGTTAATAGCAGGGGAAATCATGACTTATACAATAGCTATATTGTACTTATGCGTTGCGAGGATTCTTTTATTTAGTTGTCGTGTGGTATATAAAAATCCTGTGCAACAAGCCTTTTCTGGCTTGAGTCTCTGCCTAATAAAAAATGAAAAATGGAAGAATCTGAAAATACAAAAAAAACATTATTTACAGTTACTTAGGCAGAGAATCAAACCAGAAAAGGGTTATTTAGTTACTACTTCTTAATCTTTTCTAATTCTTCTTTGAAATGCATTTCCATAAGGTCTGCGATCATCAAATACTCTTTTGCGTACTTAGTATCCTTATGTGTTTCTTCCACTTTTTCTCTGAATTGCTCTAATGTACCGCTAAAGCATCCGCAATTTACACAAACATTTCCGTCTTTAGTAATAAAAAATGTGGTGTTTCTATACTCACTGCCAAAGCCTTTTACTGCTGCATACATCTGATCTCCAGACACCCATGCATCTCCAGACACCCATGCATCTCCAGACACCCATGCATCTCCAGACACCCTTGCATTTCCAGACACCCATGCATTTCCATACACCCTTGCATTTCCAGACACCCTTGCATTTCCATACACCATTGCATCTCCATACACCCTTGCATTTCCATACACCTCTGCATTTCCATACACCTCTGCATCTCCATACACCTCTGCATTTCCAGACACCCTTGCATTTCCATACACCATTGCATCTCCAGACACCCATGCATCTCCATCATGATCCAGATTTTCTTCTTTCTCTACAAAACCACCTAGCTCTCCTTTTTCTACTTTTCCAAACTCTACAAGAGCTTTAATTCTGAATAACTTAGTTCCTAAAAAGTTAGTAATAAATTCTGTTGTTAATTCAAATTTTTTCATTTCTTTAATCTCCTTTTCTTATTTCCAATAGACTGCACTAGATGTGACATGAATACCTCTAGGTTTCCTTTTGTTACGTTGCTGTTCTGCTTCAATTTCTTTTCTTACTTCATCCCCAAATTTTTCTGTCCAAAATGTAATCAAATACTCTGGAATCTTAAACATTTGTGAGCAAGATTTTGACGTATTGTTTTTTGTCAGTCTTGTCTTTACTACCATTTTTATGTATTCACGAGAATATGGGGCGTTTTCTTCTTTGTCTTCATCTAAGTTCTGTTTTTTCCATTTAAAGAGGGTGGATGAATCAATACCGTATTCTTTCGCAACGCTCTTTACCTCATGTCTTGCGTTGCTTTCCGCAACAACTTTTCTTTTAAATTCTGTTGTGAATTTCTTATACCCCATCTTCTTCCACCACCTTTCTGTAGATTGCTACATTCCTGCCTGTCAAACTGTCATGACGTTTACCGCATACCTCAATACGTCCGTCCTGCACTAACTCCGTTAGCCGTGGTTGTACCTGCTGCCTTGTCGGTTCTAAGACTTTTTTGTGTTTATATAACACAGTTGCGATCTCTCGTGCTGTCATAGCTTCGTATTCAAGCTGTTCAAGAATTAAGATATGTATTGCTTCTTTATTAATCTTTTTGTGGGATTCTCTTCTAGTCTGCTTGGTAATGGAATGGCTTCTAAGTGCTGTTTCATTACCAAAAAAACTCATTTGATACATTTTCCATCACTCCTTTTTCCTTACTCTAATTGCTTATGTAGTAACTGCATTTCTAAATCATCAAAGTCATAGTCTCTCTCGCATTCTAAGATACTTGAAGGATTCCGCTGTGGCTTCGGTTCTGGTGGTTTCTCGTAGTTCTCGTCAAGGTAATCCACGTAACCGCTGTTAAAGAATGTCGAACCGTTCTGTGGCTTTCTCCACGAAGCATCCTTTTCTAATCCATCCAGATACCGTTCCAATGCCCTCTGTATGTGTTCCTCTCCTATCTGGTACAACACTTTTTTCTTAGTATCGGATACCTGCCCTTTTCCTTTTTTGCTTGGATACTTTTTCCAGAGTCTTTCAAAACATTCATTGATTGCTTTTTTGTTCGACTTTTCGCAATTTTCTTTTGATTTCTCGCAAGTTTCCTTTACTTTTTCCTCTGTTTGTTCCATTTTTCGTTCCACTGTTTGTTCCATTTTTGTTCCATTTTCAACCATCGTGTTTTCCTCGGTAGTTGTTTCTGCAACTTGTCCACAATCTATGTACTTTTGATAATCATTTACTGTGTATATCGTGTATTTATTTGTGCTTTTTGTGGATATGTACCCAGTATCCTTTAGTTTCTTTAGTGCTGTTCGGACCTGCGATTCTGTCAATCCTGTCTCTGCACTGATTCTTGTTATAGAAGAAACAAATTGTCCTGCCTTTATCTCTTTTCCGCAGTACCGCTTGTCCTCTAAATTTGTATGTAGTAGGCAATGATAAAACAATCTAAATACATTTGTGTTTTCATACCATTCCCAGTCTGTATTTATGTTTATTTGCATCATTGCCCTCCTGCTTAATATTTGTCTCCGTCTTCGTAGATTGTTATCTCGATTCTTGGATTCCTTGCATCAACCTTTATCCAGTTAACGATACCCTCTACCTGTTTCTGACCATCGTTTGGGAACACTCCTGCTTCTACCAAGCTATCTAATATGTACTTAATAGCCGAAAAGACATTGTCTGGATCACGTCTTTTATTCTTTTCATACCACTTAATTTCCAGAATCACTGGGAATTTTATGTGCTTTTTCTTTAGCCATTGTGGTATGTATGCCTTGCAAATTTTTTGATTGTTTTTTTTGCATCTGGCACCTTTGTAGGGATTGGTCCTGTTTGCATAAATAAAAGTGTTAAGTCCGTCAAGTCTTCCTTGGATTGTGTATGTTACAGCCATGATTTCCCAAACTCCTTTCTGAACTCTTCCCTGCTACCGATATGCTCTTCATAATATGTTTGAGCCATCGTCTTAAGCTTTGTATCTATGTCTCCATTTTTTCTGTTAAAATGTACACCGTTCGGATGAAAGTCTGGTCTTAGTGGTACGACAAATCCATATTTTTCACTTTTCTTCCTATTAGAACCACCGAATATATGATGTCTTTCCACTATGTAAGAACCTGTGTAAATGCAACAATCCATATTTTCTGTAAATACACTAGTTAGCTTTTTCAAGTTTTACTCTCCACCTTTCTTCCATTTCTTTTATCTCCTGCGGTGTTGCTGTCTCAATTCCAAGCTCTTTTGCTTCTGCAACAGTTCCTTTTATCAGTTCAGACATTTCCTTTGTGTCGTAGGTATGACTCCCACGCATTACCAGATTGATTCTGAACAACTTACCTGCCTTATTGGTAGTTGTCTGTGTAGTCGGTTGTAAGTGGCAAAATTCAAGGTCGTACACTTCTATATCGTTATCCAACGGAAGTGATACAAGAGAACTGTTTATGATCTCATGCTGTCCGTACTCTGCTATGAGTTTGTTCTTTATATATACCTTGCTGTTGTCCGTTACTTCTGCAATCTTCCCAACAAGTACATGAAAGTATGCATTGGCATCTAAAGACCTACCATCACGATATTGAACAACCTTAAGCCGACATTCTTTATCTTTCAGTCGGTCATATTCCCCTCGTATGTCTTTTTCACATACAAGGGAAATAATTTGCTTTCCAGACTCAAAATCTATTTGAATGTCGTGTATCTTTGCTTTTGTCTCCATATCTTAACTCCAAAGCTTTCGAACGTTTTCTTTGGTTCTATTAGCTACAATGTACTGATATTCTCCTTCCGTAATCTCTTCAAGTTTTGTGTGATGATAACTTTTCAAAATCTTGTTAATGTCGAAAGCTTCTTCATCGCATAATCCCAGAAGTGAGTCCTGCTTAATTTTTGAAATTTTCATATTTGCAACATCGTTGCTCTTTTTATCGTCAGCCTGCTTTTCTTCTCTTGCTTGTCTTTCTTTTCTGTTTTCGTCTGTATCAGCATCTTTTGTATCATCTAACAAGAAGATGCCGTTTAGAGCATATTTGCGTGCATAAGATGATGCCGTTCCTGTTATCTGAGAATCATCCATACCTTTTTTGCTCTGTGCTTCTCTTGCAAGGGCTGTTGCTTCTACACTGGCTTCTGTCTCAATGTCCTGCACCTTTACCGTTGCTTTTACGTAGACACGATCTCCAACCGCTATTACATCATCCGTTATGTACATTGCAAGTTTTTGTTCTTCCAGAAGTGGTTTCACAGCTTCTAAGATTCCCTCTGCGTTTCGGTATTTGTAATTACCGAAAGAGTTGTACAGATTTTTCGGTGCTTTTAATGTTGTCTGAATCTTCATCATTTTTTCATGTATTGTCATGGTTATTTATCTCCCCTCTGGTTCATATTCTCCGTTATATGGAATTACGTTTCCCTGCTCGTCACACTCTTTCACACTGCATACATCATCAAAACGAGCTTCTTTTAGTTCCTCTAATTCCTTTTTGAATTTTGGATTTCCTGTAAACACGTCCCACATATACTCTAGTAGCCATGTTTTATCTTCTTCATTGTTTCTCGCCTGCTTCCAGATATATTCTGTTGCATCTTCTTCTGGGATTACTGTCCCATATTCGTTTGTGTATCCTGTTACGATCATTCCTGCTCACTCCTTTGCTTCTTTAAGAATCTCTTCTACATCAAATTCTTTTGGTACTGTTTCTTCCTGCTCATTTTCTTTAAGCATTGCAAAAAGTCTAAGCACACTTGCTGTATATGCTAAATTTTCAAAAATGGTTTCAATAGCATCGTTATTCGCCATTCTTTCATTTAAGATTGTATTTGCGTTATCAAATGCTTCTTCTTTGTTGTATATCCATTCTTCATTATCTTGTCCGTAAAGTTTTACAATAAGTTTGCTATAAAACTCTGTCATGCCTGTTGCAATTTTTTTATCTGCTACCTTATTTTCCTCTTCTGTAAACCTTGGGTCTCTAGTTTCTTTCACTGCTTCAATAATTACTTTTCTTGCTGCATCCTTAAACTCTTTTTTTGTAATAATCATTGTCACATTCTCCTTTTCCTGCTATACTGTTGTTATACATTTTTTGTTAAGCACTTAAGACCTGCCATGTCTGGGTGCTTTTTTTCATTTCCATCCATCACGCTCTTGTGCGATTAATGCCAGTCCTGCGGCTACGCAAGTACCCATAAACCAAAATGGCATTAAATCTAATCCGCAGACTAACAGCCCACACCCCATCATGAATGCTCCCATTTTCATTTAAAACCCTCCTCTCTGCATTGCTTGGTTCTCATTTGTTAGCTTTCTTATTCTCCATTTTTCAAATCTTTCTGTATCGAAAAATATAGGAGAATTGGACTTAGGACCTTTTTGTGCAAAGTCTTGTCCACGTTCCCGATAAGCTTCATCCAGAAACGACCTCGGGAACCCCATCTTAACAAGTTCTCCCATCTTCATGACTGCTTTCGGGTATTCCATCTTTACTCCTTTCTCTTACTTTCCTGCTACTGTATCAATGTACTGTCTGATTTTTTCCATCGAATTTAACTTTCTGCCGTTAACTCTGACGACTGCGTCCGCCTGT